CGAAGCCAGTTGCATTTCCGTTTGGGCTAGGGAGATTCTCTGAGTTTGAGAAAATATGTTTGGATCTGCAACCGGCAATATATCTACTCTATCATCGAAGTCTAATTGCTTGACTTGTTTTTGACCGCCGACAATATCGTATGGATAGATTGGAGGTAGATATAACTTGAAAACTCTTGCTAATAAATTAAATTCTTTTTTCATAGAGGCATACAATCTTTTATGTATGGCAGACATTGTTCTGCTCCCTCTTTCAAGCATAGCAACTGTCGTGCCCACTGCAGCTTGCTGATTCCCGTCTCCCACTTGCAGATCTGCTATTGAAGCGAATCTTTGACCTGCTTGTACCACGACACCCATAAGCGATAATAATGTTTGCGATGGTTCTTTAAAAGGAAGAGTCATAAAAGCATCTCGTAAGTTTCCACCAGGAGCATCTACATCTCTAAACTCACCCGGTTGAATACTTTGATTCTCGTCTCTCATTTTTATACCACGCATTTTAAATCCGGCAGGTAAGTTTGATAACGTTCCTGCATCCAACAATGATCTTAAAGCTGATGTTGCTGTTCTAGATAATCCACCAATCATGTGAATTAATCCAAAGCCATAAAAGCCAAGTCCTGGTAAAAATTTAAAGTGTACGAAGTAATCTATTTTGTTTTTTAAAGGATCTCCTATTTCATAGTTTCTTCTAATAGATAAAGTTTCTCTAGATCCTTCTTCAATGGTAACGATGTACGGTAGTTTAATTCCTGTTGGCATACCTTCTGCATCAACATCATTAAATCCGTCTATGTCTAAGTTTACGTGACACTCAAGAAGATTAAAAATTCTTTCATCTCTACCTTTTCTTGTGCCGTCTAGTTCTCGTTCTTTTTTTTCTATATCTGATTCATTTACATAAGAAGGATTTAATTCTATATCTCTATAAAAACCTCCTACTTGTTGTTTACGTAATTCGTTTTCAGAAATTTTAACAACGTGAATAATTGATTCTGCATCATCTAAAGATGTAGCTGTGTAAGGTACAACTAAATCATCAGCTGGTACAAATTTAGAAACTGCTCTTTGCATGATCTCATCATAATAAACTTTTTTAAATGCAGATCCTGATAGTGGTAAATAAAATAACATTTGATCAAGTTCAGCTTCATACTCTTTCATCTGATCCATGATTTGATAATTCATAAAGTCTTTGACTCTCGCTGCTTGCTGCTCTCTTTCAGCTGAGATCTGACCTATGATCTGTGTACGTACAGGTCCACCTGCTGGTAACAATTCTTTATAAGCAAGTGCTTGAAATTGTGTAACTGCTTCGGCTAGTACAGGATGTGTTGCACCTGATGCACCTTTGAATGGTTCTGTTTTACTTTCGTATTTAAATCCTAATAAATCTAATCCTGATGTGTAAGCTCTTTCCCAATCTTTTCTTGAAGATTTATAATCTTGGTAATTTTCTGATAGTTCTGATCCTATTGGAGATAAAACATTATCTGGTAATAATTCTGCTAAATTAGAAAAATGATCTTGTCCTTGTTCAATATTAACTTTTGATGGATCAAAATTTATGTCAACACTTCCATCTTCGTTCTCTTGAACGTCAACAGGTTCTTGTGGGTCTTTTTGTGTTTCTTCTATTTGTACCTCTAGTTCTTCTTGACTAGGTATATTTATAGTTTGCTCAACGTTTGGAAGAGCTTTGTCCATATCTGCCATTTATTTTCTCCAATCTTGCGACCTTAACCTTTTTACTAGGAATATTCAAGCCCTGTGAGTTAGGTCCTTTTTTAGGTGGTGTGGTTTTAGTTAATTTTTTCATACTACCAATAGTAACTATATTTTTTAGGAGGAGATTTCTCCTCTTGATAATCTTCAGGGTGAGTTATTAATCCTCCCTGTCTAAATCTCATAACAGCTTGAGTCATGGAGTCAACTAAATCATCATGATCTCCATAAGGGAAAGCAGCACACTCTTCCATAACCTCTTGTGCAAATTTTTTATCTGTTGGAGCCCATATCATACCACTTTCAAATAACGGTGCAACAGAATTAACTCTAGTATGCTTATCGTTTCCTTTTGATGGTGTGAAGTTGACTACAGGTATTCCCATAGCTCTAAGCTCATAAGTAAGTGGTAGTCCTGATGCCTTAGCCTCAACTAACACAGTTTCTGGTTGCCAGTAGTCATACTGTTCTTTCGCTACTCGTCTCAACTCAGGAAATTCTAGTCTCTCTTTCATAGCATCGAGTAAAATTAAATTAGGTGCTGAGTCTTCAGTTTCTTGAAACACGCCCCACGTTGTAATGGCAGAGTAATCGGCAGTTTCTTTTTTCATGAAAGCAGTATCGTAAGATTGGATAACATGTTTTAAAGAAGGTAAACTATCCTTGTCCCAATTTTTCCACCACTCTCTTTTTATAATTGCACCTTCTTCAGAAGAAGGATTCTGCATCCACTGTGCATTCCACTTACCAACTGACAGTGATGCTTTAACAGCTTCAAGTTCATCTAGTTTCCAGTAGCCTGGCCAAACAGGTTTCTTACTTGGCAAAATTGCTGGGAACTCTACTACTTCCCATTTATCAGCTTTGATTTCTTTTTGTGATTTTAATAACATACCTGTTAAATCTTTTGTATTCCATCTGGTCATTACACAAACAATTTTACCACCTGGCTGTAAACGTTGTCGAGGACCTGATGTGTACCATTCATATGCTCTCTCAAGAGCTTGTATGTTCATAGCATCTTGCTCCGAGTGTGGATCATCTATAATCAATAGATCTGCACCCCTACCTGTAATTGCTCCACCAACACCTGCAGCAAAGTATTCTCCACCTTGTGCAGTTTCCCAACGTCCAGCAGCTTTACTATCTTCTTGTAATCTAGTTTGAAATACCTTCTGGTATTCTTCACTATCAATCAGGTTCTTAGCCTTACGACCAAACCTTACAGCAAGTTCTCCTGTGTGGGTTGTTTGAATTATCTTTAGCTTGGGAGTACGACCTATCATCCATGCCGGTAATAGTGATGACGCAAACTCAGACTTAGTGTGTCTTGGTGGCATATTAACAATAAGTCTTTTAATCTTGCCGTTAGCCATGTCGTTAAATTTTTGTGCAATAATTTTATGGTGATAGCCTTCTATAAAATCAGGCCATATGTGTTTTACAAAGCTTAAAAAATCACTTCTTATCTTATCTTCTTTCTTTTTCTCTTCTAACTGTAAGTACATCCTCATGAAGTCTTTACGGACATCAGCAGGTAGTTTCTTTATTTTTTCTAAATCAATTTCCATTTTGAAAAATTTTTTGCAGAATTTTTTTGAACTTCTGTTTTTAACGATAATCGTTGTACTACTTATTATTTTATAAATCAATAATGATTTTGGAGCCTTTAAGCGTACAAATCCGACAATAGTAACAACAATAAAAAATATAGGGGTAAAAAGGATAAATGGTTAATAAGGGTAATAACTATTTTGGCATGGCACTGGTACCTCTATTAGTTGTGGCAATCCTAACTTGCCACTCGTTGCCCCAAACTAGATGCGAGCTGCTAGAATACCAGGCAAGCAGCGAGGATCTAAAGCTCTAAGAATATTAATAACTAAATGATTTTATAGGAGACTTAGACTTGTTCGAATACTTTCAAACAATCTGCGAGTCCAATTGCTAAAGGTTCTAGCTTCGAGCCACGTGCAACTAGGGATTGAATCTGTCTACCTTCATAAAGTTTCAAGCAGCTCGGAGCGGTTGCTTTTACTAAGATAAAAGAATTGCTAGGGTGCTTAAAGTGAAAGCTTATTTGGTGAGGTGAGAGCCGTACAGAGGTACGTTGAGATACCTTCATCTCTACTGTAAAAAAATGCCCTTTATTATTATATGCCAGTAGATCCGGAGTGCCTTGAACTGCTGCATTCTCTATTCTGGTCCATCTTATTGAAGGTGTATTTTGTTTTAAATACTTCCATAAATTAGACTCATTACTTGCCATATTTTTAACGTATCAGTTGTGTAATATAATTGCAACAGTGCCAGGTGATGTTGCAAT